CGTCGACGGTGCGCGCCGTGAGGCGGCAGCGCAGCCAAGTTTGAGCGCTCGCGAGCCGACGCCGAATGTGTCGTCGGCCGACCGCGATGCGCCGGAGTTAAAGAAGGCGCAAGAGGCGGCCGAGACGCAGAAGGCCGAGGCGACGGTCGATTTGGCACCGGCCGTCCGCCCCGTTGAGACCCGTGATAGCGGTATGGTGTTGGGCGCTGACAATTGCGATTTAGGCACGACCTTCCGCGATTACGATATACCCGTTTATTCGCGGTGGTTTTTCGGTTGTCGCGTTGATTCACGCGTTGTTACGTTGCCGAGCACGGTGGTGCCGGCTTTACTCGTCGAGTGTGCCGCATTGGACGGCAGCGTCGCGTCGCAGGCGATAGTTCGACGAATGTCCATTCAACTTATCAAGAAACTGCAGATGACGCCAGAACAACGCGTTGTTGCAGCTCTTCACTGTTGGCGCGTCGCTTGGCGTCGGCATCGCGAGTCGTGTCGCGAACTCGAGACGTTCGATTTGGAGCATGCCGGCGCAATCGAACCGGCCACGACGGGCGCTATGACGTTACGTGCGATGTCTGTTTTGGTCGCCGTATTTGCCGCGCTTTTTGCTTTTAAGGTGGCGGTAGCGCGCTTTGTCGTTTTCGGCGCGTGGAGCTTGCTCCTCAATTGGCTTAGTTGCCTTTGGCCGGCCAGTTTCGTCCTCGCATTTGGCCCAGCGAGTTTCGCTATGGTAATCGTTCAGAGGCCGGCTACAGCAACGCTCGCTGCACTTATTTATTCTGCGATTGCCGAGGAGGCGTTGAAGCGAGCGCTTAGCATATTGTTGGGTTATTTCGGCCGGCTCGTCGTGTGTTGCCTGATACTGCTTGAATTTTTTGTGTATACGAATGTTTGGGGTCCGTATTGTTGGCAGGAGGGGACCTTTTGGCCGATGTTCGCGATGCGTTGTCTTGTGGTACTTCTGCATTTTACGTGGTGGCTGTGGGATTTTTTCCCCGCCGTCACGTATCATTTGTGCTGGAACGTTTTTTGTTATGCGTTCATTCCGAGTGCGGCTGCATCGGGTTGGGACGGTTTGCCTATGGTTGCGGCGACGCTCAGCGCAGCACAACTTTTGCCAATTAGACGTGGCGCGCGGTTCGTCGCGGCGCAGGTTTCCCGTGCTTTGAAGCCGGCTTGTGCGCGCGTGTTAGGTTTCGTTAATTCGCGGTATGCGCCAACAAATTTTTCGACCAGTGCGGAGAATGAGGAAGTTGCGTTACGCAATCGCGCGCTTGCTGAAGTGCCTGAGCCAGTCGACGGTGCACGTTTTTGGTCGTGGTACAATGTGCATCGTCGTAAGTTCATCGGCTGGGGTCGAGTCCGGTCGTGGGATTTCGAACGTTATTTGGCCAATTCGAATGCGTCGCCTAGCGTTAAGGCACAACTCCGACGCACAAAGCAGCGTCTCGATGAGCTAGGCATTGACGAGAACACGATTTTGAGTCCGCAACAATTGCATCAATGGACCACGCGTAAGGCATTCGTCAAGCGCGAGAATGCGCTCTATGAGTCGCCGGCCGGCGTCAAGGATAAAGCGCCACGTTTAATACAGGGGGCGCAGCCGGAATTTATTGTGTTGGTTGGGCCTTGGGTAGCGGCGCTTCAACACCGTTTTAAGAAGACTGCCGGCGTGAAGCAATTTTTTACTTTCGCCAGCGGTCTCGACGCAGAAACCATTGAGTCGCTATTACATCCGGGTGACCTTTGGGCCGAGGACGATTTTGAGCAGTTTGATGCGTCGATGACCGAAGAGTGGTGTCGTGAAGAGGTCCATATTTCGAAGGATCTTGGCGCGCCTCGCGCCGTCGGTGATTTAATGCGCGCGAATGTTAAGACGCACGGGTTCACGCAACGAGGCGCGAAGTATAGCGTTCGTGGAACACGTAAGTCGGGCGATCCGTATACGTCTCTATTCAACGGCTTGTTTAATGTCGTTGTTCACGTATACGCATTCTGCCAAGAGCGCGGTTGTAGCTTTGATTTCGCTTGTGCGAACTTGCGAATTGTTGTCGCCGGTGACGACTTTGTTGCGTCGCATACGGGTCCGCCGATCGATTGGGCGCGTTGGGTTGCCGACGCCGGAGCGCGCAGTAAGGCGGTTTATCGCCGAAGTAAGGACCGCGTCGAGTTTTGTAGCAACCGATTTTGTTTTATCGGCGGTTTCTGGCGGTTGTTGCCTAAGCCGGGCCGCGTTCTGGCGAAACTCGGTTATATTGTAGATGCGCCAGGCGTCGATGCCGACTCAGTATTACTCGGCGTCCTCAGTGGCTTAGATTTATTGGTCGGGTGCTTTCCGCCTATCGTAAGCGTTATGAGACGACTACGAGAATTGGTTCCGAGCCGTGGTTTAAAGGGTCGGCAAGAACGCAATCTTGAGCGCTGGTATAGTAAACATTATTTAGCTGATCATATAATACGCCGGAAGCGGCGCATTGACCAGGACGCTTCGTATAATTTGTATTGCGTCTATGGTTGGACGCCGACTATGCAAAGTGAGTTGGATCTTGCTTTGCGTCAAATGCGCCGCGGAGGCGTTTACCCGCCGATTTGTGACGTCTTGTTCGACGTTGATTGTAGCGCGCCTGCAGTTTGGCCGCGTTCAGGATTCGAAGCGGAAGATAACTTGCAACCCTCGGCGCCCCGACCGAGCCGTAAGTATAAAATATTGAGGGGTGGCCAGTTCGAACCAGCTGAGCCAGGACGCGTGGCCGCGTCGACACATGGAGACCAGAGGGCGCGGGGTACTGTTTCAGGTCCGCGCAGGAGGTCAGTGACTGCGACCCGGTGTGAAAGCCGTTGTATCGCGGGCTTCGCGGCCGTCGCGTTAGTGTTTTGGTTGACCGCATGCGGTGTTGCCGGACGTGAAATTACCGGGCCCGACGGCTGCGCGTTTAGCAGACCTTACGGTGACTTTGGGTTGTCCAGGCTGGTGGCACGAGACACTGCTGCACCTATCTTTTTTGGTAGTGCCGAATATTTAACCATGAGTGGAACTAAAAAACTTATTCGCGCTGTTGAGCGCAAGATTGAAAAACGTGAGCGGAACCCCGTTGCTACGTTTAAAGGCGCGGGCGAACGCGCACGGAAGTTCGCGCACGCCGTGATCGGTGTTATTCCTAAGCGAAAGCGAGATCGCGGCCAACGCAATGTTCGTGAGCAATACAATTCGGCGCCCGCGGCAGTGGGCGTCGGGACGACGCGCATGCGACCTTATGGCCGTAAACCACTCGTTGTCGACGAGGATGAGATGGTGATGAGCTCTCCCATCGGCATAACAGGTACCGGGGATGCTCAGTACTCTTGGGTGTTGGCGCCTAGCAATGCGAACCTTTTTCCAATGTTAAGTCAGTTCGCGGCGCTTTTCCAGGAATACCAGTGGCTGTCTGTAGAATTGATGTGGAAGCCTTTGGCGGGCAGTAACGCGGGCGGAGGTGTCATGTTAGCGTATGATGGCGACGTCGCGTCGCCATACGCGCCAAATTCGGACCTAGCTACGGGGTCGCAAGGTGCGTGGACAATGGGGATTGCTTCGACGCTTCCGGCAAGCGATGTTCAGGACACGTGGAAGCCGGTCCACATCAAGGTGCCGCTGCAATACGATACACAAAAATGGTATTACACGGGCAATGGCGCCGTGCAGCCCAATTTGACCGAACCACACCAGTATAGTGCGGGTTGGCTTATGGCGTTCCTGCAGAACCAGTCTAATGGCTCGGATTCGTTTGGTCAACTGTGGATTCGCTATAAGGTTCGGTTTCGGGCGCCGCGCATTTCGACTAGCAACAATTTCTACTATGCTAACGGTGCTGTGGGCGCCGCGGGCGCGACTGTCAAACAGGTTGCCTCCGGTGGTCAGGGCATCGGTGCCGGTGTCGGCCCGACGCTGCTTGGGGCTCCTGAGTTCTTTAGCGCGGGGGGCTGGATTTCTTTTGGGACGTTGGCTGCCAGTGCCGTTTTGCCGAGTGGCTTTACGGGTAATCAGGGCGATTCCATTTTCTTCTATGCGCCTGGCACATTCCTTGTGTCGATCCGCGGCACGCTGACGTCTAGCTTTACTGGTGCGCTCGCCGCTACTGCCGACGGCGGTTCAGCGAATTCTGGATTCGTTACTGATGGGTCGGGCGTGACACAGTTTTATGTAAACCAGTCGCCGAGTTTCATGTTCGAGTGTCTCATGACGTGCAGCGGTGTGACGAGCCTTACCAACCCGGCCTACATGACGTTGACTGGAATTAGCGCGACGAGCGGCACGGCCACGTTGGAGTGCCGCATTACGCAGACTCCCACGGCGGTTACGACCGGTTATAAGGTCGCCGACATCGCTCGTCGGGTTGCGTTGCTCCGCGCCGAATTGGCGCGTGTCGAGAACAAGTGTGTGCCGCCGCAAGTTGTCGCTCAGGCAACGCCAACGCCTACCGAAGAATTGCCGTGTTGCGCTCGAGGGATGGCGCTTTTGCATCTTCGAGGTGTGCGTAACACGTTGATTCAATCCGGGGTCAAGCCGGGATCGTTTCCCGTCTGCGTCGATGCCGACGAGACTGCGGAGTATCGCCTCGACGCTGATGGAGACATTGAATGCCGCCCACGAGGCGGTGCCGCAGCGTCTTGGGAGCCGTTTGAGACGCTCGAAGATACGCGGGCGTAATATAATATTACTTTTGGGTCTCAGTAAAAAACCGCGTTAATCTCGCGGTGCCCCCAGCCACTTAGTGACTGGTACCAGAGGGGCCGCAGTATGATACTGCGGCTACGTCCACCGTTCTGCCGGTTTGTAGCAGTGTGAAGGTTCTCGGTCAGCCCGTAAAACCGACGTGATCGATTGCACGTAGAAGCAATCGGGGGTCATCGTGCACCCGAAGCCGACCACAGGAACGAAGGTCTTTGACCAACGGGCCGTTTCCTGTGATTTGTCAGTTTAGGAACTGTCTTCACTTTGG